GTTGCAGCCCCTAGTTCCATTCTTTCAACACCCGCAGTTGCCACATTAAAAGTATCAGCAGCAGAACTAAAAATACCTGTGTTTAAATCATCCCTAAAAGCTAATGCAGGGGTACTCGCAGAACCATCTTCAAGAGTTAAAGTTCCGTCTAGTTGTAAAAGTTCTACCCATGCGTTATTTGCTGAGTTTCTTATCTTTAATATTCCTGTTGTAGTATCAGCCCACCACATATAGGCTGCTGTTGTACTTGGTGCTGAAGAACTACTGTTATTAGATAATATTGCTTGTAATACTAGGTTAAGGTCAGCCCTGACATTAGCTCCAGTGGAGTTATCTATTACATAATCATGTGTAGCCATTACTTAACTCACTTTTTCTTTTAAGTATATCTTAAACCAATACTAACTACCACGCCCGAATCCTACGGCAGTATAACTAAATGTTTTATTTTGAACAGCATTACCTGCATTACTAAATTTTATTGTAAAACCAGTTCCAGATATACTTGTAATTTCAAATCTATCAGTACCACCCAAATCATTAGCTGTAATACCAATACTAGGTAATTGTGAACCTGCTGAAACGTCAGTACCACTAGCACCTGTAAAGAAAGGATGGTCAAAAGTAATTGCAAGTCCAGAAGATGATGTACCAGAACTAAGGTTAGATTTTTGTTCTGTTCTTCTATCTAATTCTGCTGTATAACCTAGTTGATCTATTTCTATACTTTGTGCAGGGTCATCACTATCCATTTCACATCTAAATTTAAATCCTCTTCCTATGTGCGTACCATTAGCAAAAGTATTAAATGTTTTACCTGTAAAATCACTATCTTGATAACTAGAACCATTAGAAGGTGCAGCAGTTGTAGTGGCAACTAATAATTTAGCGTTCACATCAAATGCGGTTGCAGCATCAAAATCAGTCCATGTATCAATATTTGCTGATCTTTTATCTATCAAGTCATTAGGATAAAAACCTTGTGTTACAAAATGTCTTGTTAATCTTAGTGGGTGTGTAGAACCTAAATCTAAAATACTTGCAAAATCATAACTACCACCTGTAATATCAACAGCACCTAAGAAATCAAAATCTGCTATTGCATCAAAATCTGTAACAGTATCTAATGTTTCTAATGAACCTAATACAAGACCATTTACATCATCACTATAAAAACAATCTACTTTTGTACCTGCAAAAGGAGGTGAGTCTGTATCTTCTCTATCTGTAAAAGTAACAAGTTTTGGAAATGGGTCAGGGTTAGTAACAACAACAGATGCTTCACCACTACTTAACCTTCCACCATCATCTCTAAATTTTAAAATATACTCACCATCAATAGCAGGTACAAGTGTTTCGCTGACTGATCCAGGCAATCTAGGAATTATATCAACTGAATTCGTAAAAGTACCAGTACCATTTGTAAGGTTAGAATGTCTTACTACTACGTTTCCACCATGCAATACATCTACATCTGTTGATTGATTAAAACGTAATCGTAATAGTTGGTCTGATACTGGTTCTACAAGTAAACCTGTCACATCAGCAGGTACAGCAGTTTTACCAACAGCATCAAAACTTAATGTTGTAGGTTCTACACTAGGTTCAAAAAATGCATTATAACTATATACTTCAAATTCATATGTACCTAATTCAGTATCAAATATTTCAAAAATAGGACTCTGTACAATAGTTGTTTGAAAACTACCATTATTAAATTTATGTTTAACAGAATATTGTGAAACCCCTGCTACTGGTTGCCATGAAACAATTAATTTACTTACTGCCCTATCACCTAATACAATAATTCTTTCATCACCTGCAATATTACTAGGTGCATCTTTTAATTCAACTAAATTTGTAATAACAGGTGTTGTAATTGTTGCACCATCTTCTACAAAAGCATATTTATCAGGATTATGAAACATCGCTGCAATAGTAAATAAATTATTATCTTCAGATACAGATAACACCCTAAAGTCTTCTGTTTCAACAGCAGTTCTTACTAACAACCAAACGCTATTTACTTGTGGTGCAGATGCGAAAGCACTAGAAACTGTAATAACAGAACCAGATATTGTTGATATTGTTTGAGTTTCTAACGTACCATTTGTAAGTATTACTGATAATTGATCACCACTGGATGCTTCTGTAGGTAAGTCTTTCGTATTATCTACAGTAATCTGTGTTGTTGTAGCTGCTGATATTCTTCCAGAACGTCTCAACCCACTACGAACAGGATCTTGGATTGTGATTATATCACCAGGTCTTATTAATGAACCTGCATCTACTGTTGTGGTAAATGCCACAGTTTCCGTTTCATTGTTTTGTGTATAAAGATGCCATAATCCCATTCTTCGTGCTTGTGCCTGATCACTACAACCTATTGCTTCTATATTTTTTACGACAACACCATACTTACTTTGATTTGCAGTAGTATCTTCTACTGTTTCATACTCATAAGTTCTAGTTTCATTTTGAAAATATTTTACATTTATTACTGTGTCTTTTGTCTGTTGGCTTGCCCCTGTGTAGACAAAACCATCTTCAGTTACGTTTGCATAAGAAAAAAAGTATGAACTTGTAGTTGGACGATCTTGCGAAAGTGTAATTTTACCATCTTCAAAAAATAAACTTGCCCTCATTATTGATGCAATTTTATTTAGTAAAGTATATGCTTGTTGGCTACTTTGAATAACAATATTGCAACTAAATCTAGGTGATGTACTACCTTGACCATCATCTATTAAAGTTGAATTATATTCTGATGCTGCATAAAAAGCATATTTATCTACCTCATCTTCTGATACAAAATCACCAAATCCAGCCCTACTTTCAGTGATGAGATCATAAAGCACCCAAGCTGGATCATTACACCATTCTTTTGCAGTTTTTAATGTGCCATTAAATGAGCCACTAAAAGACAAAGAACCATCTGATCTAACAGTTGCATTGTGCGGTATTTTTATTAACCTTCCACGAATACGATACATACGTCTAGGTACGGATCTGAAGATTTCCGCATCAAAACGTAAAGCAGCAACAGCAGTATTTGGATATGTAGGAGTTTCAAAAACAAGTTCAGTTATTGAAGTCAATTCAAAAGCATTTAATAATAAATTATCTGTACTATCTGCTGTCTCTCTTGTTAGTGTTACTGTTAATGGAAAATCAGAAGTTGTAACTGCTGGTGTTCCATCAGCATTAGTACCAAAGTCTATAATGTGATCTTTAAAATATGGTGATGTACTTTTACCAATAATTCTACCGCCACTATGAAATATAGTTCTATCTAAACCAGTTAAATCTGTAGCTGGTACAATTTTTTTTAGTAAAGTTCCAGCTTGGTCTTTTAATTGAATATTGTACTCAACTGTTGTACCAGATATATTTCCATCACTTTCAATTTTTTGTATTCTTGGAAAACCAACTGTAACTCGTATTCCATCTGTATTAGTGTCAGTTATTGAAACTACTTGTGGTTGAGCTACAGTTACAGTTACTCCTACAGGTCTATCTCTTTCTGTTTCTGCAATACCTCTTACTTTAGTTTGATCTGCTGTACCTACTTTTGGTATAAATGCTGGTCTAGTAGATACAGTTCCAAAATTAAAATCACCATCAGTAGGGGCTGTATCAGATGCAGATTGTTGTAGCACCTGTACATTGTTTAAAAAAACATCTTTTAATGCTGTTGTCTTATAATTATCAGTACCAAATGTATGACCAGCATCAATAGCAGAAGGAAAGCCAGCAATCTCGCCTTCACAAATTACATCTACACTTGTTATAAATTGACGAGAACCAATCTCGCCATCTGTCATTTCTGAATCATAATACTGTGCGTTTGTTTGACCTCGTACAGCAGCGTAATCTATACCCCTCCATTTAAAATCAGAATTAAAACGTGGTAACGTCATTTTTTATCCTCCAAATGATACAGGAGCAGTATCAGTACCAGAACTGACTACAATAGATCCAGTAAACACTTCTCCATATATTAGAGGTATACAAACTCCAGCCCTACTTACATTTTGAATGCCACTAAATGAATAGTTAACCCTAGCATCTGTTTCACTTAACCCACTACTTACATCACCAACATTAGGTTGTTGTTGAGGAAATAACATATTAGTAACACCACCAATAGCCATTGATGTTCCTATCGCTGTTAATGCAGAACCAATAGCAAGAAACACTGCACCACCTACAGCAGTTGCAGCAGCACCAGCACCAAAAAATGCAGCAGCTACCCAAAACCATGCACCAGAAACTAAAGGTATCATTCTTATCTCGCCTTCACTATTAATTAATAAATCATCTTCTGTTTTTATAACATCATTATTAATTGTTATACGATACATATTTTGTTTTAAATGTGACTCTATCTCAGGATAATTACAAACTAAATATTTATAAACATCTTTCATATTTTTTACATCTGCATAACTAACGTGCCAACCTACTAATTCAGCTAATCTTCCGTAAACTTTTATTTTCCGTAAGCCTTGTTCATCTTCTGTTCTTTCCCTATCTATAAACTTATCTTTACTAAGCATGGGTTTATGTTGATTAGGTTTTAATTCTTCTACCTTGTCATTTTCTGGATCAAATATAAACCAAGACAACCCAAGAAAATCACAGTTTTTGATATCTTCTTCTGAGGCAGTTAAGTCTCCATTTGGATGAGAATGACAGATATGTAATACAGTTCCAGTTTCTTCTGCTTTTGCCCAATCTTCTGGATCTATCGTAAAACTATTTGCACCTTCAATAGCAATGTTTTTACAAGGATAATATTCTTGTTTACCATCTACATCTATAACTAAACCACAAGACTCTTCTGGTAATGAAGTCTTAGCATGATGTAATGCTTGTTCTTGCCAAGTGTTCATGCAAACGTACCAACAGAAGGAAAATCTTTTCTTGTTATTATTCTTTTAGGTGCATTACGATTTTGCAAGTCTAAAGATGACGCACATTCAAACTCTACAAAATCTTTTGACTCTACAGTTTTTCTATCGATAAAGAATGTTTGGTTTTCATATGTATTATTAGCAGGTGTTCCATAAGGATTTGTTCCAGATTCAAAATTAGCATTATCTAAATAACGCAACATCGTTACTTTTCGTACAAATTTAGCACCATTAAGATCATTTTTAGGCGTAGTTAGGTTTGCTTGCGTCATTAAGGCAGTAATAGTAGATAATACATTAGCTATTCTTAATGTTGGTCTAGGTCTTGATGATCTTGTTGCTTCATAAGAAAAACCATTTGCTTCTATTGGGATGCGTGTATATGTATTGCCTTGAAATACAACATTAAATGTAGTGTTCATATTGATGCCATTATGAAACCTAGAGACATCAGTACTGCCATGTAAAGCAGCTACAAGGTGTATTTCAAACAGTTCTATCTTTGCACTAGGGTTTGCCTTTTGTAGCTCTTCTGTAGGTATAGCCATTATGGTTCAAACACCTCCTCAAAAGTAGCTGATATTGTTGCACGATTTGCAAAATTTATAGTTTTTGTCCAGTTTTTACAAACAAATTGAGAAGCACCTGTTTTTGTTACAGTGCAGTTTCCAGAGTTTGTTGCACTACTGCCAGCAGTAATAACAAAGACACTTGTACTTGTTAGAGAAACTACAGCAAAATTACCATCGGTTGCACTACCAGAAGTAAAATCTACAGTTATAGAATCGTTGGCAAAAAGCTGATGATCAGTAATTGTTATTGTTATTGTTGTACCGCTTTGTGAATATGTACCAGTTTTAGAATATGCCTCTTCTGGTGGAGTGAATGTAAAAGATGCTTGGTCTAATGCTCTTTCGTTTAAAAAATATTCAATAGTATCACTTTCAGCTTCTGTAATATTTTCAAACTTAAGACTATAATTTTTAGGATTTTGATGTGCTGCTATGCCTACGAGTTGACGTTGTTCAAAACCATCAGCATAACGTACGCTTTTTATATTTGGTCTGCTTGTTTTACGTTGACCAAATGATGGATTTATAGAAGGAAATGTAGCCATAATTATGCGTTAGATAAAAGTCCTCCAGCACGTTTTTGATTTATAAGTTCAGCTTGAATTGCAGATGCTAATACATTACCAAACTCATTTGCCTGACCAGTGTTACCTTCAACAGAAGACCCTGATGCATCAACATTTACAACTATATTAGTAGATCCACCACCATTTGACTCAACACCTAAGTTACCAGAACGACCACGTTTTAAAGGAAGGATAGCTTCTGCCCCTGCCTCACCCATCAGACCTAAATTACCTGCACCTCCGTAACGGAAAAATGTTGGTTGAGATACTACGCCACCCTTTGCAAACTGACTTATAACGCCCTGTTGATTATAAGCACTACCTTGTGCATCAAATTTTAAGCCTAAATTAAAAATACTACTTACACCTTTTAGTAAAGGCATCATTACTTTTTGCCTGATAATTATTCTTGTCATGTCTTCTATCAATGATCTTGCAAAATCACTAAAATTTAATTTTCCTGTCATTGTGAATTGTACTAATGCATCTTCCATATTTTTAAATGCATTTACTGTTGCATCCTGTATTTGTTTTGTAACGTCTTTTATAGAGGCAATATAAGATTGCATACCTGCTGCAACCTTAGTTCCAAATGTATCGTCTAGTTCTTTCTTAAGTCCGCTAGTAGCCTCTTTTGCTCTTTGTGCATTTTCAACAAACTCATCGAATTTAGGAGTACCAAACACCTCCTCTATTGTCATATTTTCTGTCCCTTCAAAAAGTTTTTTTAGTTCGTTTTTATAATCAATAGCAGGTTGTATTGCTTTTTTTATTCCTTCTTGATTACCTTCACTGAGCTTTATTCTGAAGTCAAAATTTTGAAAGTTTTCGATAATATTTCCTAGTCCAGGTATTTTTTTAAAACCTTCCAAAGTATCTTTTAACGCATCCATCATTGCATTTACCATCTCTGCAACTTTGTTAAAAGCTTTTCTTATGTTACCTATAAAGAAATCAAATACCCCAGATACAACGCCAAAAATATCAGATGAAATTTTACCTAAAACACGACCAACGCCTTGAAAAATATTAACAACATCAGTAATGTTTTTCTTAATTATATCTTTGTTCGTATTAAAAAATTTAAGTGTTTTTGTTGTTTGATCTTGAAATAAAGCACCAATATTTGCAAACAAGCCACCAAAGTTATCTTTAAAATTAGAAAACTCTGTTGCTAATCTATCTCCAGCAGCAGCAGGTGATTCTGCAAGAATTTTTGCATTCTCTCCATATTCATTAAATAGTAATTTACTAAAGCCTAAGAAATCATCTAATGTAACCTTACCTTGCTCTAATGCTTTATCTAACATTGCAGGTGTCATATCCATAGACGCAGCAAATAATGTAAAAGCTCCAGGCAAACGCTCTCCTAACTGTTGTCTGAGTTCTTCTGCGGATACCTTACCTTTTGAGAACACCTGTGCGGTTGCAACCATAGCTGATCGCATATCTTCTAATGATCCACCAGTACCTCTAATACCAGAAGCTATAGATACAAATACATCCTGTGCATCTTTTACAGATTTACCTGCACCAGTTACTGATGCTGTTAATGCAGTAAATTGTCTCACAATAACGTCTTGAGGTATTGCTAACTCTGCACTTGTTTTTGCTAAAAACTCTTGTGCTTGATTGTATTGTTCTGTGTCACCGATAACTAGTTTTAATGCTAATCTTTGTTTTTTCAATTCAGCAGTATATGAACCAATTTCACCTAATGATTGTCTAGCACCGCCAAGAGTTGCACCCACAGTACCACCAACAACAGCACCTGGCACGCCACCACCTAAAATTCCACCAATAGCTGCACCAGCAAAGCCTTCTGCCCCACCAAAAATACCAGCAGCACCGATTGCACCAGCAGTTTTTGCAGCACCTCGTAATCTACCACCCATACCTTTACTAGCAGTCCGCTGCATCTTCATTAAAGATTTATCTAGTCTGTTGGCCTCCCTTGTCGCTTCCTTAAATTCACGACTATTCATATCTACATTTCGAGCTAATTCTCTATAGCCATTAGACAAAGCTCTTGTATTATTAATGCTTTTTACTTCTGTTCTTTCTTTTGCTTTTAGTTCTCTAATTAATCCTTTAACACTTATACCAGCACCTTTTGCACCTTTGTTTAATTTTGATAAACCACTACTAAGTCCACGAAGATTTTCTAATCCTTTCGTTTCAAAAACAACCTTTAGCTTAGTAGTTTGATCTGCCATTATTTTTTATCCTTCTGCATAAGTTTCAATGCTTCGTATTCCATTACCTGTATTCCTTCAAACATAGCAACAGAATCTTTTACTGTATATATTTTACACAAATATTCTAAAGATTTATAGTTTATACCAGTTAATCCAGCCATACTGACATACCACTGTGTTGATAACTTCCAAAACATATTAACAGTCTCAGTATTTTCTTCCCAAACAATACAATCAATTGTTCTTTTGTTTTGATTTTCGGCTGCGATTTGTTCTTCTGTTGCACCAAATGCTTTTAATGCTTCTACAGTTTCATCAATTACATCACCTTGCACCCAATACTTCGCAACCTCTCTT